ATCTGCTTCGCCGACCCTCGCCCGCGTGCAATGAGGTGGTCGGCATCGACCGGACGCTTGCCGCAAACTAAGCATGGTCTCTTCCTGACGAAGTCAACGTACTCCTTGCAGATCAGCTTTTGCATTCTTGATTTTTAAACTTCCTGAATCTCAGTGAACAACACGCATTCCGGCACAAATCCAAGCTCGATCATCCCTGTCGGCCCCTCCCGGTTCTTGCTCACCGCCAACTCAGCCGTGTTATCATTCTCATTCTGGCTGTAATAGGCAGAGCGATAAAGCATCAGAACCACATCCGCGTCCTGCTCGAACGCGCCGGACTCCCGCAGGTCAGAGAGCTTCGGGCGATGCTCCGTCCTCAGCTCCGGCTGCCGGTTCAACTGGATCAACAAAACCATGACGATTTTAAGGCTCCCCGCGAGCCGCTTCGCGTCGGCGCTCATGTACTCAAGCTCTTGTCTCCGGTCGTTGATGTTGTTGCCGGAAACCAAGCCGATGTAGTCGATGAACACTACGGCCAAGCGCGGATCTTTGAGCTTCAGTAACTGGATATTGGCCTTGATTTTATCCCACCGCGATTCCGTATCGCTGAGGCAAAGCGTATCGAGGGCCGAGAACCGCTCGGCGCTCTCTATCAGTTTCGTCCGCTCCATCAAATTTAGGTTTCCGGTCCTGATCTTGCTCAACGGGACGCCGCTTTTGATCGACCACAACCGGCACATGAGCGAATGGTTAGTTCCTTCCACGGAAATGTAGAAGGCGAAATTCCCCTGCTCCGCGATCCCTAGCGCGCAATTGGCGGCTAAGGCCGATTTCCCCATGCTCGGCCTCCCAGCGATCACCCAGAGTTCGCCCTTCTGCATGCCTCCGAGCATCAGGTCCAATGGCCGCAATCCCGTTTTGATTAGATCAGAATCCATTTGGTGCTCCAGTCGCTTCATGCTGATGATCTGCTGTTCGGCCAAGCCTGTCGTTCCCTCGTCTTCTCGCATGAGCCCGATGAAATCATTCGATAGATATTCAAACTGTACGTTGAGATCCGCTCCTGGCGCGGCCAAAGTCTCTATGCTAGACACCATCGCCTGCTGAGCCCGCCGACGCCGGGAATATTCCTTCAGTTGCTTGGCCAGATAGTCCGCCGATCCCGGAAGCGCGTAATCGTAAAGCTTGGCGAACTCGGAAAATTCCATGTCGTGCAGGCGGTCGTAGATCGAAAGGAAATCAACGACAACCCCCTCGCCGTGGGCCTCCAGGATCGCCCGGTAAATCCGCTGCTCCTTCGGCAGATAGAAGTCCTCCGGGTCGAGCTGGCCGATCACTTGGGGCAAAACCGCAGAGTCCAGCAGGATGCCTCCGAGTGTCGCCTTCTCAAGTTCGGCAACCTTCGCTAGTTGACTTCTGGCGTGAACTTCTTCGCCCACACTCCCGTCCTCTCCTCCCCTTGCTCTTCGACTGGTTGATCCTCCCACCGGCCCTGGTTGATCCAAGTCGCCGGGTTGGGGATGTACTGGCCGCGCTCCTTTTGCCATTGATGCCAGGTTTTTTGTCTCGCCACGGCATCGAGGACGATCTGAACCTTGCCGTTTAGGTTCGCCTTGTCCCATGCTTTCAGAGCCGCTCCCTTGCCGACTTTCTTGGGATAGGCTTTCCAAAAGTCATCGAATCCCTTAGGGGATATAGGGGGGTTGGTATGGTTAGGTTGGTTAGGAGTGGTTAGGAGGGGAATTGTTGCGTTCCCGGTCAGGTTTTTATTAGGCTCCCGTGTTCGCTTATATTTCAAATGGTTACATATTAGAATCGCGTCTGTTTGGATCTCAATCCAACCGCAATCAACCATGAATTGGAACGCAATTACAATGCGTTTAGCCGACAAACTCGGGCGCTTTGCGAGACAAACATGGGCCAAACTCTCGGCAATTAGGCTCGGTTCTCCCGGTATTTGACCGTCATTCCGGTCAGAGATCGAGAGCATTTCGATCCATACTAAAGCCATCCAGTCGCCGAACCGGCGGCGCAATTCTCGGACCTCGGGGTCACGATTGAAGTCGTGGGAGACGTTGTGCCAATGCCTTATTTTCGGCATCCCTATCCCTGAAAACTCGAAAAGGGCTCCAGCCGGCAGGTGTACGCTACCATGCACGAAGGCATCCACGGCGGGAACCGTGTGGCCAGAGCCCTTTTCCAATTTTCGGAAGTCTGGCACCGTACACGAACCATTCCGCAACATATAAAGCAAGTCCACGGGAAAGTAAAGAAGTTTTTTTTAGCCCGCCGAGTCGT